TGTATATCAGTGAATTTCAACAAGTTATGAGTATGTAGGTATTAGTGTACGAAACAACCGTCAGTATGTGTAAACACGTCGTAATGGTACGACGATAGGGCAAAATGCGTGTTAACGAATGTTAATTAGAATATTATATGGATTGTTTATTGTATATTTGCGGTTGTTTATATGAAGATGAATAACATAGATACCATACGTGATCTGATGGAGCAGGAGTTGCTTCGCAGTATCGACAAGAAGAGCGTTGTTGGGGGTACTGGTTTGAGCAGGACTTCCGACAGGCTGTATGTATGGGTTGATGCTTTGATGCGTGCCTCCGGTGGCTGTCTAAGGTATGACAGTGTTGGTGGCAGTGTCATGGTGTTCGACGGCAAGATATGGGTCGGTGTCAACTCGTATGGCAGGGATGTCAGTGACAGTCTTATGTGCAAGGTTGCGAGGGACGTGTTGCTGAGGGTTGACCCGAGCATCCACAAGGGGGATTTGATGAGTTGCGAGAAGAGACTTGGCAAGGCCATAGTGGATGGTGCCATGATGAGCGCGATAGGTGAGGGAAGCTCGTATGTGGGCTTCCAGAACGGCGTATGGGACTTCAGTGACCCGTTGGAGCCAGTGAGACATGGATTTGGAGAGAGATTACCTATAAGAGAGCTGAGAGAGTATGACTATGATCCGGGAGCGAGATGTCCTGAATGGGAGGCGTTCCTTGGGAACACGCTTGGCGAGGCTGACATGCGGACGTTGCAGATGTTCTTCGGACTTGGAGTGCTTCCGAGGACTATGATAGGACACAGCGTGGAGAAGATGCTGTGGATGGTAGGCAGCGGAGGCAATGGGAAGAGCACATGTCTGGACGTGTTGGAGCACGTATACGGAGAGGGACTGTTCTCCCATGCGAGCCTGCCTACGTTGCTGGACGGGAACGTGCTGAACAGGATGCTTGGTACGAGCCCCATTATTGGAAGACGGTACAACAGATGCGACGAGATACAGATGAGCGACATCACCAAGAAGACGGACCTCTTGAAGCGGCTGTGCTCTGCCGACCATGTGGAGTACAGGAGGATCAAGGGGAACGCATCATCGAGCAACGAAATACCATTCTTCGTATTCAGCATGAACAGGATGCCTTCGAGCAGGAGCACTGACGAGGCATTGCTGAGGAGGCTTTTAATAGTACGCTTCAAGTACTCTGTGAGGGCTGAGGACATGGACACGGGCCTGTATTCGAGGCTGTGCAAGGAGTCGAGCGGTATATGGAACTGGTGCTTGGAGGGATACAGGAAGCTCGTGGAGTACGGGTTCAAGTTCCCAAGGAGCAAGGACAACGAGGTCGAGCAGCGCAAGATGATGATGGCGTCCGGCCAGCAGATGGAGGTGTGGCTTCAGGACGAGGGTATGTCTCCTGCCGGACGGACGAGGCTACAGAACCCTTACAGGGTGCTGCTGAACACGCTGTGGGACAGGTACAAGGACTGGTGTGAGAGAAACGACGTGGACATCGACGTGGACACCCCAAGGGCCATGGCTCAGATGATGGGCGGTGGCGCAAGGGGTGCGAGAGGCCTCGGATATGTCAAGAAGAGGTGCTCAGCAGGGATGTTCTTCGAGGTATACAGTGACAAAAAAATTGAATACGGCGTATGATTGACAGGGAGAGTGACGACTACAAGATAGCGGTCAACGAATTAGGGCGGACGGTGGCTTTGGCCATAGACAAGTTTAAGAAACTCACGGGGTGCGCACGGTGCAGCATTGAAACCACGGACTACGAGTACGACTACGAGTACAACGCAGGCACAGGCGGGAGGGTCAAGAACGGCCCCAAGATAGGCATCAACATATTCGCCACGGACATATCGGACGATGACGACGACTTCGGTGATGATGATGAGTAGTTGTCATGGGTAAGCTGAGGAAGTTCAACGACAAGAGACCGAGGCCTAACGGTCTTGCACCAAGAGAGCATTACGTGCGGAAGGGTAGCAGTTGGAAGGCTAAAATGTCCTTCCCTTCAAGAGCAAGTGCAGACAACTGGGTGGCGATACACAGCTCACCTATACTGACTTGGAGGGTCTACGAATGCCCGGTGTGTCATTATTTCCATTTGAGTAGTATAAGGAAAGAAGATTAAATTTGACGAGACATGAAGTACAGACGGAAACCAGTAGTTATCGACGCTATCCAGTGGACTGGCGACAACTACGCAGAGATTTTCGAGTTCACAGAGGGTAATGCCTATCCTACCAAGCCGCACAGCGATACGCTTTTCGTAACAACGTTGGAGGGCGAGATGAGAGCGCCAAAAGGCTGTTACATTATCCGTTGTGCAAACGGAGAATACTGTCCTTGCGAAGAGAATTTTTTTAATAAGATATACGAACCATTAAAATAATATGCTTATGAAATACAGAAGAAAAACGCCCGTTGAGGCTATCCAGTGGAATGGGGACAATCTGAATGAGGTCTATGACTTTATCATCAAAACAGCCAAATCCTGTTGCGCAAACAAATCCTGTTGCGCAAAGGACGACTACAGCGACCTTATTATAGCCTACGAAGACCGTAGGGGACGTAAGTTTAAGACTGTCATTCCATTGTTCGGATGGATTGTGAGAGAGGGTAATACCTTTCAGTTCTACAAGGATGCCACATTCAGGAAGACCTTTGAAGAGGCAAAGGAAGACGGCAACGAAGAGATTACAGACTCAATTATCAAGAATGTAAACCAGATGCTTGAAGATGTAAGAGCTTCCATCGAGAATGGGCAGATGTTTGCTAAATATTCCCCACAAGACAGTCTGGCAAGCTTTATTAATAACTTCTACAGAGACGGTGTAAAGCCCCGTAAGGAAGTCAAGAAAAAACTCTCTGAGGGCTTGAAAGATATGGCAGGTTCGGATACCCATAAGGCAACCTTTGAGTCCGTCCTCGATGAAATGAAGGAGCTTCACGCAAAGAAAGACAAAGATTATGGCTCAGCGTTCCACAAGAGCTTCGAGGAGTTCGGTGTAACTTCCGGTGTAGTACGCCTCAACGATAAGATGGAGCGTGTGAAGAGCCTTGTAAAGAACGGCAAGGCAGAGATAAAGGATGAGAGCCTCTTGGACAGCTTAAAGGATGCGGCTTGCTATGCAGTTATGTTGTATGTTGAACTAAAGAACAAGAAAAATGGTTGATTGGGAACGATTAGGGTTGGCTGCTTTAAGCGTAGCACTTTGTGGTGGAATTGTAGCTCTTATGCTTCTTGCCCCCAAAGTGTTGGTTGTGATTGGAGCAGTGTCTCTTGCTTGCATTATTGTTTGCATATTCATAGCTATATTCTATAAGGCTCTTGGCGATTAATAAAAGACGATGGTAGATAAATACGACTTAACCATTTACCCTTGCAAGTTATGGGTATGCACTGATTTCAAGGAGTTCAAACAACGTTTCCGTTATAGAAATAGCGATAAGGAGATAGAAGACTTACAAGATGATTGCCATGCAGTAACCTATCACTTGGTTGAAGAAAAAAAGACAAAAGGCTTAGGATTTGCAGTCATAATACTTTCCGATTTGAAAACTTTAGGCGGCTCTAAAATTGTAGAGGTTATCAGCCATGAGGCGTCCCATGTTGCAACGGATATATTTGCTTGGCTCGGTATTCGTTTAGATGTCAACAACGATGAGCCTTACGCCTATCTGATTGGATATATTACTTCATGTATATGGAAAACGGTATCAAAGATTATTTACAAAGATAAGAATGGAACAGATAAAGATTAAGCTGGAGGGCGGTATGATGCCCAAGAAGGCAACGCCATTTGATGCTGCGTATGACGTGTACGTGCCGGAGGACACCGATTTGAAGATTGGCAGGCAGTGCATAGACTTGAAGTTTCGCATGGAGCTTCCTCATGGAATGGCAGCTTTTATACGTTCAAGGAGCGGATATTCGCTCAAAGGCATCGAGGCTACTGTTGTAGGTATGATAGGCGAAGAATATAATGTAAGAATAAACGCTGACGTTATTACTGGGCTTGTCGACGAGAAGTACCGCGATTCTGTAGGCGTTCTGTTAAACTTCCACTTCTATGAGGGCTTCTATAAGCGCATCTACCTGAAAAAGGGCACTCGTATTGCCCAGATGCAGATAGTAAGCGTTCCTGAGACAGAGATGGTTGAAGCTGACGAGCTTGACATGACGGATGACCGTGGAGGCGGTTTCGGGCATACGAACAAACAGTAAAGGATATGCTATTCAAGCACAAGGTTATATACAAGGGGATAGAGTTCGATAGTAGGGATGAGATGATGCGCTATATAGAGCTGTGCGATTTGCAGCGCAAGGGCGTTATCTCAGGCTTGCGTCGGCAATATTCCTTTGAGCTGATACCACGGCAGAGCAAGATGGTTGTCAAGCACCTCAAGACCAAGGACAAGACGGTTGAGAAGTTCCTTGAGAACCCCGCCATATACACATGCGACTTCATGTACATGGAGAACGGGGTGTATGTCGTGGAAGACACAAAGTCTTGGTTTTCGAGAAGCCAGGCCGACGACTATCCGCTCAGACGCAAGCTCATGGTGCAGAAGATACAGAGCCACAACGCCAAGGGTAGGGGACAGTGGATATTCAGAGAGTACATTGTAGGAACAAAGAAGAAACAGGGTAAGATAATAGACAGATAATATGGCAGGCAGAGTAGAAAACGGAATAATCCTCAACGGGGTCAAATACGAGGCTGTAGAGGCAAATAACTGTGACGATAGTATATGTGAACACTGCGCACTCTCAGAGTTGTGTGATGAGGCCAATTTCGACCCGTGTGAGTTGTTCGAGGGGATTGTAAACTTTAGAATTAGACGCTGATGGATAAGGATTATATCAAGAATATCATATCAGACATTGCGGCGAAGCGTGTCAAAGAAGACACAGTCCCAAGCTATGCTCTCATGGAGGATGTAAAGCGTGCTGTGTCAGACGACTTGGTGAATGCTCTCAGAGAGATGTGCAAAGACGGTACGTTGGAGTGGCACAAGACGCTCAATTCAGTGGGTTTCAGTGTGAAAGGAGGCGTCCATGAGTAAGGATTGGACGGGTGGCTACAACTCGATATTCAAAACGCTTGGTGCGAGCAATCACACTGAACGTGAGAGGCAGAAAGATGACTTCTATTCGACAGACCCAAAGGCATTGGAGCTGTTCTATCCTAAGTTCCATATACATCACAGAGTATGGGAGTGCGCTTGTGGAGACGGTTCGCTCAGTGAGTGGCTGTGTCAAAAAGGACATGAGGTACTTAGTTCCGACTTGGTAGACCGTGGCTATGGAACGTATGGCATTGATTTTCTGAAAGTGGAAAAGGATAATGAAGTGTTGAACAAATGGGCCAATGGGGATGCTTTCGACATTCTGACAAATCCTCCATACAAATATGCTGCCGATTTCATACTGCACGCTCTCGACCTTATTCCTGATGACGGACGTGTCATCATGTTCCTAAAGACAACATTCTTAGAGGGCAAGCAGCGCAAGAAGCTCATCTATGACATCAATCCTCCAAGGTACGTGTTTCAGTATTCAGAAAGGATATTGTGTGCCAAGAACGGAGATTTTGATTATATGCGAAGACACGGCGGCAGCGCAGTTGCCTATTGCTTTATGGTTTTTCAAAAACAAAATGACGAGAAGAAAACAGAAGTAAAATGGATATAGGAAACGGACAGATATACAACGACGACTGCTTCAACGTATTCCCAAAGATAGCGGACAAGAGCGTGGATATGGTTCTGTGCGATTTGCCATACGCTTGCCTCCACAAACGTAATCCGAACACCTCTTGGGACGTCATGCTGCCCATGCAGCCATTATGGGAACAGTACCGGCGTGTTATCAAGGACAATGGTGCAATAGTCCTGTTCGGACAGGGTGTTTTCTCCGCAAGGCTGATAATGGCGGCTGAGGATATATTCAGATATTCCCTTGTGTGGGACAAGATGCGCTGCACGGGTTTCCTCAATGCGAACAGAATGCCGCTAAGACAGCACGAGGATATACTGGTATTCTATAAAAGCCTCCCCACATACAACCCTCAGATGACAGAAGGCAAGCCAAGTCATCCGCAAGGCAATGGGACGCACAAGGAAACGAATAACTGCTATGGCTCATACAAACCTCTGAAAACATACGATAAGGTTGCGAGGGTAGAACCAACGAGACCGGGCATGAAGTTCCCGACAAGCATCATCAGAATACGCAAGGAGCACGAGAGGAATGTATTGCATCCGACGCAGAAGAGTGTGGAGCTGCTACGTTATCTGATAAGAACATACTCCAACGAGGGCGACTTGGTGCTTGACAATACGGCAGGAAGCATGAGTACCGCAATAGCAGCCATACGTGAGAAAAGACGGTTTCTAATGGTTGAGAAAGACGAGCGGTATTTTGAGATAGGGAAGAAACGGATAGAGGGCGAACTAAAGCACCCAACATTGTTTTGAACCAAATGTTTAACGTTAAATTTTATAGTCATGGCAATTAGAATTGATGAGAACACCATCTTTGAGGATGGTAGAATGAAGAAGGTTAGTGAGGGTAAGGCAAAGCCAAAGGCGGAAGCTGAGACCAAGGAAGAGCCTAAGACGGAGGAAGCAAAGGAAGAGCCTAAGGTGGAAGCTGAGACCGAGGAAGAGCCTAAGACGGAGGTGGAAAATGAAGATCCTAAGACTAAGGCAGGACGCAAGCCCAAGGCTCCTATCAAAGGAAAGGAGGCATAAGCATGAGTAAGAAGAAAACCAAGGAAACCGCTACCCCCAATCAGGGTATCGGTTTCGGTAAGGGTGTATGCGTGGGTAATTTCCGCCTTTACAAGATACGCAAGGGTGTTGGCAGCAAGGAGACCATAGAGGCTCTTGTGGTGTCAAGCCTAAGCCAGTCTTGGAGCGTTACGATACCATGCACGATGCCTATCTATAATCTCATAGAGGACGCCTATGAGAGTTATCGAAAAGGTGATGATCGCATGTTGAACATGCTCTTGGCCAACTTCTTAAACGCTACGCTTACTCCAAGAGCTGACTATCATTATCTTGTGAACTGTATTGCTCAGATTTTTGCCGATCCTAATGGCGAGGTCGAGAAAGACGGGAGCAAGTTTAAGCTATATGATGCCGTGGCCAATGACGTGCGATGGATTGGAGAGCGCATAGCTACTGAATATGAGCAAGATAAGCTCAATGAGGAGCAGCATCCTGACGAGGAAGCCTTGAAGCGCGACGAGACATTCCACGATATGGTCGAAGAGCTTCAAAAAATGGAGAAAAAAGACGCAAATGATGGCGCAAAGTCAAAATAACTTACTATCTTTGTGGGTGAATACTTTGTAAAATTCTTCATATATTTAGAACATTAGATTTTCACCTGTGCGGGCCGTGCGTGAGCATAGCCCGTTTTCATTGTCACAGGTCATCGTCGTGCGTCTTCCTCCATTCTTTGTACAGAGGGCACTCGACAGTACATCTTATCGGCATGTAGTAGTTCACGTGGTCATTTCCCGTGTCAACCGTCTCCGAGTTCTTTCTGAGCATTTCAGAATACTTCACGAACATCTCTCCACGCTCCTTACTGTTCTCCGGCAGGGACTGTGCCACACGTAGTATCTCCAATGCCGCCTGTTGGCTGTCAATGAGCGTTCCGTCTACAGCAGCGTCAGAAGGAGCGTTATGCCTTCTGGACCTGTCCTTGACAACGGACTTAAACTTGTCCTCTGATGCTATTGAACTCATAATATTGTTGGCTTCCAACACGGACTTGGAAGCATACTCAGGGAACGCCACATAAAATGCGTCCTGTCTCTGATAGCCGATACTCATAAGGTCAGCCATCACAAGTTCGTTTATTCCGATGCCGTAGCTGTCAGCCTCGGACTTCAGTTTCTTTGTATAAATAGAATTTGCCATAATCACATGATATAATTTTGTCTTGAATAATAATAACCGTTTATGAGTGGAGATTTTGTCCACATAGAAGAAGTAGAGAAAAGGTAATTCCTGCTGAAACCATTTTCTTTCTCTGCTTGCGCGACAGAAGGATATACATTTACTAATTTCTTTTCGGAATCAAATTTATATACCTTCTTGGGTGTTTTGTCGGGTTTTTGAAAGCCACTAATAGGCTTCTCCCCGTGAAAGCAGAATACATAGCCTTTATGTGTTCTGTTGCGATGATAACATACGTTATAAACAGCGCGTCTAACAAAGCCATCTTTACCTACTTCGTTTGCACTTTCATACGTTTTTATAAATTTCCCATCCTTGGTATAAAGGTCAATAAGAGTGCTGTTCCCATTTTTGATGTATGTTTGCCGCGCTCTTTCTTTTAAGTTGTTGTAAGTGTTGTTGTAACTGCAAGTACACCATTCGAGATTAGAGACATTATTATTACTTTTATCCTCATCCTTATGGTTTACTTGTGGATAGTTATTGGGATTTGGAATGAAAGCTGATGCTACAAGACGATGTACGTAACATCTTTTTGATTTATCCCCCTTCCATAATTCTACGGCCATATATCCATGCCCGTTGTCATATTGTGGAAGAATATGGTCAACTCCGCTTATTCCTCGCAAAGTTCTATGTGGTATTGAATGTACACGCCCTAAATTACTTACTTCATAAGCTCCTTCATAGCCTTCTATGTCTTTCCAAATTTCTTTCATAACATGTAAAGATTTAAATTTCTGTAATTTGTTATCTTGCCTTTGTCGGACTTAACGTATAAAGCCCAACATTGGCACGAACTATGCCTGGGAAGAACCATACCCCTGCTCATGGGATGGAACCAACCGCACTCCAAGTCGCAGATATGCGAGCATGGATATGAGCTGCCACGGAACACATAGTAGCCTCCCATGCCTTCATCCTCCGCCTCCATGAACTCGCTTTCCATCCACGCCTTTGCGAGTGTGGAGCGTGCCATCGTGACAAGGTTTGTCGCCCCGTATTTGGACAGTCCTACAGAAGGTTTGTGGGTGAATGGATCATATTTTGTGCCTCCGCTTATAATGGCCTCAGCGTTGAACATCTTTCCCGACTTCATTGCTGCCAATACTTCTGGCGAGGTGTACAACGTATGGAGTATTGACTTTGAGCGGTTTACAGCCTTGTTCACATCATATCCTGCATACTTCATTGCCGCTACGAGAGCCTCAACGTCTTTGGAGAACCTTGATATGTAATACTGTGTAGTCCATTTCAAGTCTTTGTTATGCGTGCCGAGCGTTGCCAACCAACTTATAATTGCCCCATAGTGCTTGTTTTTGCGATTCTGAGGCACTGCATCTTCTTCGATGAGCGATAACAGCTCCTCTAACAAATCGTCCAAAATAGCGTATATTTCTTGCCTCATGGCGTCATTTGCGCCAAAGGAGAAGTTCTGTGGGTCTATGTTGTATTTGTAGCACACACGTATCATTCTCTCGGCATACTCTTTCAGTATGTCGTCAACGGCTGAGGCGAGAGCTATCTCTGCCCTCGACCTCTCCAATACATACTCCTTTGCGGCGTTTATGTCATCTTGTGTGGGTGCGTTGATACCGCTTGGGAGCTTTAATGTAATATCTTGCGCCATTTGTTATTTCCCATAAGTATCAAACTTATCCCAGTTTGAGCGGCCCAACCAATTTCTCGACTCCGTGTAGACTCTGCCTGACAGATTCGGCCTTCCTCCACGACCACCGGTAGCCACAGAACCTTTCTTTACAGTAACCTTTTTGACTTTCTTCTTGTCGTCATCAGAACCCTCGTCTCCATTGTTTCCGCTCGTATTCTTTGTGTCAATGTCGTTATTGATGTCGGCCTGCGCCTCAGCAGCCTTGATGTTCGCATCCGTCTGCATATCAATAAGCTGACCCTGCATGTCAACATTGGCAGAATTCTGTACGTTGAGCTTCTGCTCTTGCAGCAACAAATCCATCTGCTCCTGTTCTTTCTTCTCGTTGACGATACGAGTCCACTCGGACGGGATAGCATACGGATTCTTCTCTGAGGCAGTCTGCTTGGAGATGAAGCCGTTCTGAATAGACATCGAGAGGTCGTTTATAATATTCTGATCGTTCTGATGGACGTATGGCTTGATATAGTGGCTGATGTTGACCTTTTGGAAATCAAGAAGTCTTCCCGTCTCCACACCATATCCATATTGGAAGATTTCTACCACTTTGTCAATGAACGCATCATATTCCTGCGAGTCTATCATAGCCTTCTCGTAGGCATCTGAGTACATCAGCTTGATAGCCACACCCGGTGTGTCACCCGATTTGAGCTCAGGAGCCTTGACGGTAAACGACTGCTTGTAAATCTGTTCCTCCAACTTCTCCAACTCAGCGTTGTATGCGGCTGACGCATCCTGACGGTTAAGGAAACCGATTTCTCCGTCAGACGGCAGGAAGAAAATCTTTGAGGCGTGTGTAAGGTCAGCGTTGGACAACTCAGTAGAGCCCTCTCCCTTGACATACATGATTGGCAAGCCAAAGTCATGGTTGGACTGAGCAAGACGAGAGAACGCCATCTCATAGTTCTCTATGCTTTCCTCAGAGGCAGTCCAACAAGGCCCGTTATCATCCCTCTTGTAAGCCACCGGGATAGACGGGTAGTTATGGGGAGACATTTCTTCACAGACATACCCGTCGGTATCGAACTTGGACTTTACAAGAGAATCCACGCTGTCCCAAAGTGGTGCGGATGTCTCAGCGGAAGAAGAGAACCTGTAATAATACTTATCGTCCCATACCTCGATGTAATCAGTAGAGGCAAGCGTTGTATCGTCAATGTCCGTGAACTCACGAGCGAAGCACATCAGCCGTCCCGTCCTCATGTCATAGTGAGGGTACAGTCTGTCTCCGTCGAGGAAAGAAACTATTTTCCACCCGAACTTTCCGTTGTCGAGGAATCCAATAAGAGCACCGTCTCCAGTAGCTTTGACAGACTTGGCACTCTTGTACCATGCCACTTCCATGTTCTTCTTTGCCCATCCGCGTCTGAACTCGTTGAAAGTGTTGTTGTTCGCGTCGTTGTCCTCTTTGTCAGACAATTCAAACTGAATGTCGTTTCCACAAAGGTGGGTAAGCTGTTTTTGAAGGATGATCTGTTGGAATGCAAATGCGTATCTCGGTACCTCCTGCAAGAACCACTTTCCGAAGTTCTCCTTGTCTGACTCATCCGTATTCTGTCGCCAAATGTCTGGGTAATACTCTCTGTCGTTGATGAGATGTCCTGCGGGATCGAGCTCACGAAGAAAATCTTCCTGTGTGACTCTTTTCCGACGCATGAACTCTTTCACGGGAGTTTCTTCTCGTATGGTGCCATCGGTGACTGTTCCGTGGTCGTAGTGTCCGTATGGAAGTATGCGGACAAAAGGCTTCTTGGTGCGCAGTGAGCGCTTTGTCGGCGTTTTCTTATTGATGTCCTCTGCCGAAATGGACTGAATATATTCTGCCATGATATGATTGATTTAGAAATTATGAGCCCATGAGGGAACTACCATCTTTGGCTGTTTAATGTCGAATATCTTTCTCATCAAGAGACTCTCAAAGAAGTCTGGAGAGTGACCGACAAGCGTCTTCATTTGAGCTTTCTTTATCAGGCACCATCCTTTGTCTTGCTTGTCGGTATCTTGGCGTATACACTTGCGCTCAATCATCAGAATATCACCTAACGTTCTGTTCTTGAAGTGCTTTCCGCTGAACTTCCTGCTGAGAATAGACTTGTTGAAACTTATACGACGCTCAAGAATATCCTCGGCGAAAGTATATGCGCACTGGCTCTTGATATTGTCGTATATATTCTTGAATTTGGGTTTCACAGCCTCAATGTTGTTGAACGGGATGGCATGTGGGAAAAATCCCTTGAAAGTCTGTCCAAGACCGTTGAGGTCATAGGTGAAATGATTTTGGGTAACACCCCATTCTTCGAGCTTGGCATTGATTGCCGAGCATGTATCCTTAGAGTTCAGCTTGCATACAAAGACGTCCTGTACATGATGTCCAATCCATAGCCATAAGACACAGTTGTCGCCTCCCGTGAAAGCCACGTCGCATGAAGCGTATCTTACTCCGTCGTCAGTCTGTTGGGCATTGTCGAAGCAAGCTTGCAAGTCAGACATCTTTATTATGTCGTCGCCCATCGACATGAAATTCCAGTTTCCCATAAGGTCACGTGCTTTCTGCTCATCAGACTGTTGGGCAAGGTTGGCGAAGTATGACGGGTCACTCTTGACAAGTATCTTGTTGTATTTGAGCTCAGCACGAATGAAAGTCACTGACTTTGTGAACATACGTTGCGGGGTATATCCCGCCGGGGCGTCATTGACATTTCCCCATGTGTGCTCCCACAGCCTGTCTATCTCGTCTTTGCACTGCTCATAAACCTCTTCCCGTGTATCACCCCACACGGCTTCGTTCACGTCCTCTCCTTTCATGTAAACGTATCTTACCTTGCCGTCACGTTCTGGGATGGGGTAGCCGTCATCGCCTATCCACCACCCTATGAATGTCCTAACCCATGAGTTAGGATCTGGGTTACATGTGCCTATTATCCTGTTCTTTATGCCGCAAGCATTACGGTTTATGGATTGCAGGTACTTGAACTTCGGGTAGTCTATCTGCGTTATCTCGTCAATGCCGAGGTACGCATACTGACGGCCTTGGAATCGGTCAATAAAATCCTTGTATGCCCCGGCATAGTATGTGAGAGACAGAGTTGCCCCACTGTTGAAGTACCATGTCATATCGTCCTTAGAGCGGTTATAAGCTCCCTCTCCCTTGTAAAGAGCTTGTGAGTCTCTGATGATATTCGTGAGGTCGTCCTTTTCCTTACGGAAGATGATAGCATTGAAACGGCTCTTGTCAATGTCATACAAGGCTCCCATCAACAGCTGAAAGGTATTGTGGTTGATAGTGTACCCGTCCGTCATATATAGATGGTCATTCCCACTGACTGTGATACATCTGCACTTCAAGTTCTCCGAAGCTCCATTGATGCGGACGATCTTCTTCCGAAGTCCATGAATATCATCCTTTGACTGTGGGGTAGGAGCTATAAGCTTAAGGTTGGCGAACTTGGCTTTCACAACGCACCTTCCTGGTATTCTCTCGTCAGTTGCTTTCAGAACCATTTTCCAATACGACTGCCCGTCCAGCGCATCCCTCTCCTCTATAACGTTTGCCCACCACCCGAGACTCCTGCACATCTGCGCGAGTTGGTTTATATATTTCTTGTTTGGCAATTTTATATAGAGGATGGAACCACATTGGTGCGACCGCATGGAATGTGCGTTCATGTAGAATACGCCTTGAACAAAGGAGATTCTGCTCTCGACATCCGCATACATATACTCGTCGGGTATGAACGCTGGAATTTTGGTTCTCCTTGATGTAATCTTCTTTCTTGCATCGTCTGGTATGCCAGTGGCGTAACCATGCTTTCCAACGATTTTAAAAAACAGTCCCATAGCATACAAATGCTTGTACATGGTTCGGTCGTACCTTCCCATCCCGAGGCCATACTTGGAAAACTCATAATATCCGAAAGCCGAAGCCATTCCAAGTACATGCGGGTGTATAGGGAGTTTCTCCATAGTGATACCGTTCTCGAAATTCACAGGAGGCGGCAGTGGAATCTCGTAGAACTCGGTCTCTCCCTCGCGCAGAGCGTACATACCCTGCCCGCCCAATTTGTAGTGATTGAGAATTTCTTTTGCCGTCATAACGGTGTATTCCTCGCATCCGGGTTTCCCGACAAGGAATCTGTGCTCTGGCATGACGGTGGATGTTGTGCCGTCGTCAAAGTGGAACACATAACATCGTTGCACTCCTTGTTCGTAGATGTTTGTCACCTTCTGAATGCCATCCCAAGGCGTAACCACCTTGTCCCCGATCTCCAGATCGCCCATGAGCTTGAAGCCATTCGGTGTGACCACTGGTGTTGCATAGCTGTTTGCCTTACCTCCACCACGGTTTCCTCCCGTGATAAGGATGTCTACGTTAGAAGACAGACCTTGTTCCTGTGGTCCTTCCTGAGCGATGAAGTTTACAGCACTTCTATTGGATGAAAACTTTCCTCGCAGTTTCTCTGCGGCTTCGCACGCCATTATGGGTTTTCCGCTTGGCGTTATTAATCCAGTTAAATTTACCATAAATACATTATATAAACAACCGCAAATATACTAATAATCAACCCGTAAAAGTAAAATTTTACAGAAAACCGATTGTTTTTAGGTAAATATTTTTTTGTTTTTTATGAACTTCTGTATATTTGCAATTAAATAGACAAGAAAAACTTGTCATAAACAATCTAAATTTTATAGTAATGGAGAAAGAATCTCTTATTGAGGGTTTAAGAAGCAGACTCGGAGATAATGCGGCTGCTGTTTCCGATAGAAGTTATGATGAGATCGCTACGGCTGCACTTCCAATGTTCGCAGACGACGACAAGGTTACAGACGATACATGGAAAGTGCCTGTTCAAATGCTCAGCTCACTTGTCGGCCAGTATCGACACGACGTAGCAGACGGAATTGCTAAAGGCAAGGAGACATGGACGACAGAGCAGGCAGAGGTACAGAAGAACGCCATTGCCGAGGCTGTCAAGAACGCAAAGGCCGAGTGGGAGGCCGCACAAAAGAAAAACAATCCTGAGCCTGCGAAGGGCAAGGGAGACAGCGGCAAGACTAACGACGACATCTTGGAGCAGGTAAAGAACCTGTTGGCGGAGAACAACAAACAGCTTCTCGCAGATGACGGCGCAATCGGCAAACTTAGCAAGTCCATGAACGGCTTTGTCGAGACTTACAACAAACAACAGCGCGAGGCTTTGGAAAAAGGAATAAGAAGCCAGATAACCGAGTATCTCAGAGGCAAGAACGCTACATACGAGGCCGCACTAAGCCATACTGTGAGAAACTTGCAGATTGGCGAGAACCCCGATATTGATATGCTGAAGATGCAGGCTGAGAAGGATTACATGAGTATGGTCAAGGACTTCTACGGAGACGGCGGCAAGCCGTTTGGCGGCAGCGGTTCCGGCGGCACGGGCAAGAGCCTTGTCGATGACTATATCAAACAGCGTGCAGAAGAGGCTAAGAAAGAAGCTAACGACGCAGAGGCCCTGCGGAAGAGTTTTAAATAGTTCACAATTTTAATTCAACAGAAGTATGATTCAAGGTACAGAATTTAACCAGACCGTCAAGTACTCCAAGAAGTACGGCGGTGTGCGTAAGGTTTTTGAAGGAAAGCCTTACATGCTGGTAGGCGGATTCAGCTTCAATCTTGAAGACCTTCCGCTTCCCGGAAACGTGCTTCCCGCAGGCGCACCTGTCAGCGTTGACGAGGACAAGCGTACCATCACTCCTATCTACACTATTGCAGTAAAGAGTGTTGCAGGCGCAGTAGTCACCGTTGCAAAGTCCGAGTGGGGAGTACCCGTAAAGGTTGGTATGATTGCTCCGACGGGCGAGACTGTCACCGCCGTAGAGGATGCAGACGACACCTACAAAGTAACATTCAGCGCAGCTCCCGCAGCAGCAAAGGAAGGTGCGATTCTCACACTCTATCCGAAGAGCGTAGGTAAGGCAGGTGTAAAGGCCAATGCCCTGCTCTATTGTGACATCTGCCTCGACCCGTATGCTACGGCATGTCTCGGCGACGCAGTATGGTTCTGTGAGTATCCCGTGCTCGCACGCAGGACGTTCCCGATCACTGACGACATCAAGACACAGCTTCGTGAGGCTGGATGCGCATTCTATTTTTCTAACCGCAAATAAAAAAGGAGGACTGATTTATGAGAAGCAACACACTTTATTCTTATGACATTAGCCAGTTCCTTGGAGCCGATTCTTTCGGTGTCCTCCTGAACACGGCTAATCAGAAATACAATGAGGCTATCTGGCGTCGCTACGCTGACTGGGGTATGCCTACCGATGACACCGAGTGGGTACAGGGTATGAAGGAGACCCCGATTCTCGTGCGTGCGTCTATCCTTGGCCCTGACGGCAACAAGCCTCAGAGAAGCACTGAAGGATGGAATGTCTACAAGGGTTCCGTTCCTGAGTTCGGTCACTCTTTCAGCATTGATCAGGACGATTTCAAGATGCTCCGCAAGCGTTCAAAGCTTGAGGGTACTCCGTTCGAGAACCTTATGGTAGACAGTCTTATTCAGAACTCCTCAAACATGCTTGGCGGTATTCATAACGAGCTGTCTCACATGGTGCTGAGCGCACTCTCTACCGCAGAGATCCACGAGGCATCTGTTGACGGTGGCAAGTATGACTTCCAGTTCCCGTTGGAGAAAGGTCACAAGCTCGATGTCACAACCATGTGGTTCAACAAGGACGGTTCTGCAAATGAAGCCGCTGATCCTGTCAAGGACATCGTGGACATGCAGAAGTATCTGACTGACGGCTTGCAGCTCGCCGTAGACCATTGGAAGATCAGCAAGACGCTGCTTGACAAGCTTCTTGCCCATCCGAAGGTGATTTCCGCTTGTATGGCACGTGCTGAGTTCCGTAACGTCAACACATCGTTGCAGGGCAGCTTACTGCTTACGCAGGACGAGGAGCTCGCTATCATCCACGGTCTTAACATTTGGCTGTTCGATGTCATCGACTTCAAGACCCGTCACGAGGAAGACGGCAAACCTCAGCTGGACGAGCCCGCATTTGACCCGAAGGTTATGGTGGCCGCAAACAGCCAGTTCAAGCCTTTCACCATCAAGTGCACGAACTCCATCTACCGTGACCGTCTGAAGGCTGGTCCTACCGCAAACACCGCTCTGTACTCTTTCGTTGAGGACAGAATTGCAGTGCTGTCGACATGGCAGGAGCGTCCTATCAAGAACATCGTGGACTTCGGCTTGCAGGCTGGCCCTGTGTTCCGCAACACCCACGACCTCTCAATCTTGAAGGTGCAGGCAGACAAGTAAGTAACATATAACACTGATAGTTATGGCAGAGCAAGAGCAGACATTCACTATAGAATCCTATCTTAGGGGGAAGGTGAGGAATATCGACATTACTGATGATGCAATGATGTCGGCACTCGTTGACGCACAGGTTGAACCCGGTACAGCGGCAATGGATGCTACCGACAAGCAGAAAGACCTCGCCTTGGCATCCATCTTCATTTGGATTGCCGGCTCTCCCACCCGTTCACAAAGCATCGAAGACGCTGACGGACGATGGAGTCACAAGGAGGGAGGAGAGCAGATGTCTGCCCTTGCCGCCAACCGTTATCTATCTATGGCCAACGAGCTCCGCAAGAAATGGGGCTTGACGGCCGTAGCCAACTCTCAATGGGGCTTCAAAGGAAGCGGATTCCATGATGTAAGAAACTATGGTTCACTTCATTACTAAGCGTTATGACTAAGATAAACAACCCAAGATTTCCACATACATGCAAGGTCTATCGAAAGATGACCGTAACGACGTCTGCATCCGACGATCCTAACGTGGACGAGGATGATACCACACAGACCACGGAGAAAGTGCTGTATGAGGGGAAATGCAGGAGCTACGACCACGACACCACGTCAGACAAGGGAGAAGTTATCACGGCACTCCGCGACCTCGCCTTGCCTATGAAACAGGACGAGTGGACAGAGGACAACGCTCCAAAGAAGGGGGATTTTGTCGAGGTCAACAAAGGTGCGTTCAAGGAATGGGGAACAGTCATAGATTTCCGGCCGAACAACTTGGGAACGGACATACTCTTTAGGTACGACAGCTGATGGGGCAGGTAGAGGACATAAT